CATGGCATTTTACTTGGATTGGAAAGCGTACCGCATACGTTTGCGGCCCGCCTGATTGTTTGCGCCTTTGTTTCAGCCGTGCGCTGCGGCTTTTGCTGTTGTGTTGTAAGCATAGGCCATAAAAAAAGCGGCCCGAAGGCCGCCTTGCAATGTAAAGCGCTGAAGCTTGCAGTTTTAATTTAACGCGAATTCGGAGTCGATCACGTGGTTCAGTGCCGCGCTGCGCTGTGGCGTCTGGTTAACAGCGCCGCGCCAAACATTTGTAAACGCATTGTGTAGGCGCCAAACGCTATAATCTTCGGCAAATGTCTCATGCTCTGGATTATGCCATTGTTCCGCGATGCGGCCGACGTGCGACGGTGCGCAGGCGCCTGCTCGCATGCCATTTATTATAACGTCGTGCGCTGTGCGGTCCGATATCGCGTGATTTTTCATGCGCTCTATCTTAATGTCGCGGGCCTGTCGCGCTTCGATCAGGCGAGAGAAGGCCTCTAGCATCAAATCTTGCAAAACGCGCAGAGAGAAACCTGCTGTATGCTTACGGCCCAGCACTATTTCATTGTTGAAAGCAAGATTCGAGCAAATGAACGGCGCATCGCCTGCCATTATGCCAGCGCGAAACGCTTTGTCGTGCGAATTGCGCAGGCCGATCATAGTGGCGATCTCGCCGTCGTGCATTGTCGGCAGGTTAACTTGGAACAGGCCAAAGTAGCGCTGGCCGTCGCGGCCCAGCAGATGCGCGCTGTTAATAACAGGCGCGCCGTGCGCTTCGGCGACGTTTTCCAGTGTTTCAATCATGCGGCCATGCGACATAGGCCGCCAACTTGGCGTCCCTTGTGGCGTCGGGACAGCGCAGACGTCGTCGAATGTCGAGACCTTGTCTTGCTTGGCCTCTGGCCCGTGCGACATGATCGACAGGTTCAGCAGCTTTGGCTCGCGCGCTGTTGTGGTAGGTGCTTGGTCGTTGTTTATATCATTTATCATTTTTAAAAGGCGCTTTTGAGCTGTACCGCGAACAGTTTTGTTTTGTTGTTGTTGTGGGTTATAACGAATAAGTTTTGTGGATTATGTCGCCGTTGGTTTTCATGCGCACAGCGATTGAGACCTTTTCGTTGTGGCGCTTGGTCCGCATATCAATACGTGCGCCTGCACTTGTGTCTGTATAATACTCTTCGCGCAGGCCCACAGCTTCACTGCTTGCAATCAGGTCGTCGCAATAATCGTCGATTGCGGCGCGGTCGTCTTCGGAAAGTGTTTTCTTGTAAATGTTCATGACTACAGATTCTTCCAACGTGTTGTGATATCGACGGCTTCCAGCTCCATTTCATGTTCGCTGCATTGCAGACGTGTGCGCGCCACTTCCAGCAGGGCCGCTGCTTTATACAGCGTCGCCTGTGTGCTTTCTATGTCGGCGATTATTGCCGCCGTTTGCTTTGCGTCGTTTAAACGGCCGACTGTCGCCTTCGCGTCGTCGAACACGTTTTGCGCGCCAACATGCAGCTGCCGTGCGTTATTCTTTGCGCGGTGCGCTTCTACTTGCAGGATATCGCCTGCATTCATTGTCCAGTTTTTCATTGTTGTATAATATTTGATTGTGAAATGTCGGCGCCGCGTGCGCCAACTTCAAATGAGCATGCGATGCGGTCCGCTTATCGCAAGCGCAAAAAACACTTATTTGCTGACAAGCGCTTGTTTTGTTTTCTATGCGGTCCGCAGGCCGCCGCAGCGCAGGCCCGCCGCCTTCCACAGGCCTGCACGCAGCGCCGCAGGTCCACAGGCCGCCGCCGTTTATAAATAGTTCGCGCGCGCGAGGCGCTCCCAGCTGCGCACAGGCGCCCGCAGCGGACATCAGACGCGCAAGGCAACGCATCGCAGCGCGTTTGCGCGGGTTTGCGGGCCGCTGCGCTTTGTTTTGCGGTGGGTGCTGTGGGGTAAAACGAAAAATACTGTGTAACGTTACCCTCTCACAAATTTTTAACAAAAACAAAAGGCCCCCAATGCTCCGTCTTCCTTGCCTATTGGCAACCTGTTTTCAGCAGGGGAGCATCGAGGGCCATACACACAACATATAATATGAACAACTAACCAAATTATCCTAAACAATCCTCACTATCGTCATCATCATCAGCTTCCTCAGCCCACTCGTATTCTTGAGTAGGGTATATAGATTCCTTTATAAGTCTTGTTCCTTGCTCTGCAAGCGTCTTAGCGGCGTATGGATTGTTCCATTCGCACTCACAGACTCCATTGTTTTCTCCTGTATGGTTAACGACAATCAGAAAGTTTTCAAAATGCTCACCAAGGATGCCTGCTGCTTGCTGTAAAGGTGTTACGCGATCCATGATAATGAGTTCTTTCGAGAGTTGCGTGATTTGTAAAAAGAGTCAACAAATTTGCTCAATTCTTCCTTAGCTAAATCGTTTTTTCTTTCACTTATGCGTCTATCAGCATCCTGAGCCATCTGTTCGACCCAGTAGTTACACCCGATTGCCAAGGCATCCAAGCGGTCATCCTGCCGAATAGACCCACGAGCTGACGTAATACGAGTCATTTGATGAAACATCATATAGTGAAGTTGACGCTCTGGAGGGTACTTTTGGGCCGTCTTGTAGTCATTCTCAATGACACTTGGAGATATTACCAGTCTATGACCACCTAGAAGAGGCTCTAAGGTGTCTATAATCCGTTTTTCTTTCTGCTGAGAGTGTCGGACCTCTTCGATGGTACAAGGGTACTCACGGCGCAATATAGGCTTCATAAGCTGTGTAAACATTCCATCACCAAAGTTGGACTCGACCACAATAGTGTTGACTTTGTTGCGCGAAGCTATATTTTTAAGAGCAATAAGCGTCTGTTCCTCGTAGCCTCCAGAGATTCCTCCAGCCTCTGGAACAAACAACGTACCGTTCAGCATCTTAACTACCGCATATCCTGTTTCATCTTTACCACGACCTGAAGGGTCAATAGCTAGAACAGAGCCAGTGTAAGGCACCAAGTCGCCCACAGTATCCATAGGACGGTAAAAACGATCACCTCTAAGTCCGACACAGGGTAGATCAGCCCACTCTAAGTCAGGCGTTCTAGCCCAAACGACTTTCTCAGGCGCTACATCGGTATCTACATTATAAATAATTAAATTTGATAACTTTAGAGGGAACTTATCGACGTCTGAAAGCGACGGATTGAGCATGAATTGAAGAGCATACCCTACAGATCCATAAGATATCTTACGTTCATTTAGGTCAAACTCTGTGAATCTGGTAGGCTCTGTAGGTTCACCTTCTTGTTCTGTGATACATAGACTAGACACACAGTTTCCATAGGTAGTATAATTCTTGTTCTCTGTAATAGATTCAGCAGGCCATACCTTAGACATATAGCCTCTTTCGCGTATCTTGGTGTACACAGAGTCCTCGCACTGAGGAGTCCCTAGAAACAGAATCTTAGCCGCATCGTTGGGCTTCAGGATCGCATCAAACTCTTTGATCTGTTCGCTTAACTTGTCGCGCATTGTCTGCGTAGCTGAGTTAGTAGGAACCTCAATATCGTCAGCAATAATGATGTCCGCACGGCTACCTGTTAGCTGCGAGGTGATACCAAGAGACTTTACTGAGGGAGCGTGAGACGCTGGTGCAAGCCCGACATCAAATGATACCTTACTGAAGCGTTGTTCAGCGGTAGGTTTGAGATGTTCTAATAACGGAAGATCGTGTAGCAGTCTTAACGTGAACGTCGAGAAATCATCTGCACGAGTCTTTGAAGCCGAGATAACAAGGATGTTTTTAGCTGGGTCCAGCAGAAGCTGGTGTACCACGAACGCAGAGCAGATCCAGCTTTTACCAACACCGCGAAAGCCTTGGATAACAGCCCTCTTAGGGCCGTGCTGCATGTACTCAGCGATGTCGTACTGAATCGGAGTAGGATCTCTTTTAATCTGTTCAAGTGAGTGCCAAACATAATATAAAAAGTTTCTAAAGTCCTTTAACTTCTCTGGTATCTGCTGTTGTTTCTTCGGACTCATCGAATGGTAGGATGTTTACAAGCTCTGATAGTGGACTATTATCCCTAACAGCGCAAGTTATTTGGTTGTCGCGTAGCATCTGTCTAGCGACGTTGAGAGTTGAAGGAGAAGCTTCACCAGAACGTATCTGGTTTACTAACTCCTCGATAGTCAGAGCCATCAGCTCCTCTAGTAGTTCTTTGTTTGCGTCGGACATTGTTTTATAAGTTAAAGAAATCTTGCAAGGAGAACGGTTTACCCGCTGGTCTTACATTGTTAAACTGTTGCAGCGTTTGATTCATAAAGGTGTCTAGACTGACGTCTTCTTCATTTATGAACGAGGCGCGTGTAATCTTGTCGCGAATGATATTGTTACGAGCCTGTGTGTAGTAGCGCTTCATAGTATCATTAAGCAGCTCTAAGCCTTCGTTCTCAAACTTTTCAGGG